GTGGCGGCTGGGCAGGCGGCGACGTTTGCCGAGCTTGAGCAGGTGATGTTTGGCGGTCGAGTGGCGTCAGCAACGGGCGAGGCCCGCAACGTGGATTGTGTGGCGATTGACGCTCGATACCGCGAGGATGAGGTTATGGCGTGGGCACAGGGCCACGGTGGACGGGTGATACCGATTAAGGGTTCGGCAACGCAAAAGGTGCCGATTACACAGCGGCAGGTGACGGGCTACCCTGGCCTGGTTCAGAGGACGCTATCGGTGGGGTTCTTTAAGGACTTCCTGCATGGCTTGATTCACGCCGACGACGCGGGGCAGTGGACGGTACACAGCAGCCCGTCGCCGGACTACTGCAAGCAGATGGCAAGTGAACACAAGATTCACGACCCTAAGAGCGGTTTTATGTGGCAGGTCGTTAGTAAGGGCGCTGATAACCACTGGTGGGACTGCGAGGTTTACCAAGTTTTTCTCGCCCAGATTTACAACGTATTCCAACTGACAGAACAGCATCAGCCAGCATCGGCACCAGCGACCGCGGGCGGTGGTGGAAGCGGATGGATTGATAATAGCTCATGGCAATAACCACTGTACAAATTGAGGCTTTGCCGGACTACACGGCGGGCAACATCCTGAAGGCGTTGAACTACGCCATCATTCAGGTGTCTCTTGGCAGCCAGAACTACAGCCTTAACGGGCGTAGCTTTGGCCGAGCCAACCTTGCGGACTTAAAACGAATCCGCGACGACATCAAAGCTGAGGTTGACGCGGCGGCATCATCGAGCGGACGCAACTCGGCCCTATCGGACTTTAGCGACCAGTGAGTATGAACAAAACCACACAACTCACTTGGTTTGATAAGGCCATCGGCAAGGTCTACGCGCCTTATCTGACAAAGGCTATTCAACACCGCACGGCACAGCAGGGATTTCAGAATATCATGCGCCGCGACGACCGTGGGCGCAAGACCAGCAGCGGGTATACGCAGCAGCCCTACGGCTATGGCCGGACACGAACGCTTACGCCTAATGTGCGGCGGCAGTTGGTGCAGCAGTCCCGCGACCTGTACGAAAACAGCGCCCTTGCTCATGCCTTGATTGTCCGTTCGGTTGACAACATCATTGGCGACGGGATGCGGGTTAAGCCGATGTCATCGGACGCCGGGTTTAACAAGGATGTAAGGCAGTGGTGGAACGAAGTCTACCAGGCCGACTCAACCGGACGATTTAGCAACAGCGAAATGCAGCGACTTGCTTTTGGGTCGCACTACCGAGACGGCGATGCGGGCGCGATCATGTTAAAGCGTGGTCAGTTGCAGTTCATCGAATCGGATTACATTCGCTCGCCTAATCGTTCGGATGACCTGTACGGCAAGCGTGGGTATCACCCCGAAATTGTAGACGGCGTGAAGGTCGGCAGCGGCGGCAGGCCCATCGAGTACTACGTTGAGACGGTGAATGAACGCGGCGGCGTGGATTACCCTGCGATCAATACTCGGAATTTTCTGTTCATCGCCAACTACGACCGGGCCAACTACACCGCACAGCGGGGCACGCCGGTACTTTCGATCGTCCGGCCTTTGCTGGAACACATCGACGCAACAAACGAAGCGGTTGTGATGGCGCACCGCATTGCGGCATCGTTTGGTGTGTTTATCGAAAAGGACAACCCCGGCGCTTCGGCAAGTGGATTGCCGAACCTGAACAGCAGCCCATCGGCGGGCGACATCAATAAAGCGTTCCAAATCAAGCCTGGCATGGTCGAGTTTGGTAGCCCCGGCCAGAAGATGACGCAGATTAAACCGGAACATCCGTCAACTGGCTACGGCGAGTTTATGACGTTTCAGATCAGGCTTGCCGGCGTGGCGTTAGGGATGCCGCTAGAGCTTGCCTTGATGGACTTCAGCAAGACAAACTATTCATCGGCCCGTGCGTCGATGGAGCAGGCATACCGATCGTTCGGCGTTCAGCAAAACCGCTTCAAAGAGCAGTGGCTAAAGAAGTGGTATCGATGGCGGATTAGCAAAGCCGTCAACATGGGCGAGCTTAGCGGTGCGATCCCCGATGACTACCAGCGGCATGACTGGATGGCCCAGCCGTGGCCGTACCTGAACCCCGTAGACGACGCACAGGGCGTGCTGGCCGCGACTGATGCGGGCATGACCACGTTGACCGACGAGCTTGCAAAACGTGGCTACACGTTCGGCGAGTGGCTTGAGATGCGTAAGGCCGAGATCGACGAAGCAGAGGCGGCGGGCGTGCCATTGTTCCACAGCAACATGAGCCGTTCGCCAGAACAACAACAGCAAACACCACCGGAGGCACCTGATGCCGATCCAATCGAAGAAGACTGACAAATCACTAGAGCTTCGCGTGTACGACGCCATCGGTCCTGAATGGGCTGGCATGGTATCCGCCGAATCTGTCCTGCGAGCCATCGACGATGCGGGCGAAGTTGATGACATCACCGTGAAAATCAACAGCCCCGGCGGATCGGCGTTCGACGGCATCACGATCCATAACGCATTGAAGTCGCACAAGGCCAAGGTAACGACCATCGCCGAGGGCTTGGCCGCGTCTGCCGCTTCGCTGATTTTCATGGCGGGCAACGAACGCAAGATGCACGAAAACGCCTTCCTTGTGAATCACCGGGCGTCGGGTATTGCGATGGGCAACGCCAAAGATATGCAAGCCGTGGCGCGTGACCTTGAAAACCTTGATAAGTCCATCGCCCAGACCTACGCAAGCGTGACGGGCTTGGACCCCAAAGACGTGATGGCGACGATGGACGAGGACATGCTAATGAATGCCGAGGACGCTATGAACGATGGCTATGCAACCGAAATCATTGACGGCAAGGTGCCGACCATGATGTTTGACAAACGGCTTTTGAATCACCTCCCGCAAGAACTAGCTGACCGATTCGGCAAGCGGGAATCAACTAACCCCGAACCGGAGCATGACAACATGACACCTGAACAATTTAAGGCGAAGCACAAAGATGTAGTTGACGGCTGGCTGAACGACGAAGCAGCCGAGACTTACGCGAACGCAAAGAACGACGCTAAGGCGATGCTTGAAGCGTGCGGCGGCGACAAGGCTGCGGCTCTTGATGCGTGGCTGGAAGGCAAGTCAATCGACGAGGCGCGCAACGCACGGACTCAAACGATTGAGGAACAGCTTGCCGAAACTAAAGCAAAGCTGGAAGCTGCCGAGGCGCGTGCCAAAGAGCTTGAAAACGGGGCAGACCCCGTGGCGGTTAATCCTGCCGCGTCGGTTGACAAGGACAATGCCGAAGACGGCATCGACCCCAAGACGCTTGCCGTGTTTAAGGCGGCAAAGCGTATGAAAAACGACATGGGCCGTAACGCTTACTTAAGCGATCGCGGCATTGAACTGAATCAGTACACCGATTGGCTTGAATCCAACGGCTAAACCCCAACCCCTAAAGGAGCCTAATTATGGCACTTTCCGCTGATACCCCGCGAAGCTACAGCGTTCGCGGCATTGAAAACGTCCTGCCCGTGCAGGCATCGTCCACCATCTACGCTGGCTCGGCTGTCTCGATCGACACCGGCGGCGAAGTCGGCCCCCTCGCCACCGGCGAAGCTGGCTTTGTCGGCTTTGCGATTGCGAAGGCTGACAACTCGTCCGGTTCGGCTGGCGATATTGGCGCTCGCGTACTGACAAGTGGCGAGATTGAATTGACCGTTACCGGCCTTGACGACAACAACGACATCGGCGATGAGGTTTACGCTACCGACGATGGTACGTTCACCCTCACCGCATCCGGCGCGGTGGCAATTGGTCGCGTTTCTCAGATTGTTTCACTTTCGGCCAACAAGTGCCGAGTCAAATTCACCTCGATCCATAACGAACACTGGAACGACTAATAACCCTTAACCCGCTTCAAGCGGAAGGAATAATGCTATGAGCACTCCAAGCAAATCCGGCGTCTACTCGGTGCTGGACGACGAACGAATCAACGGGCGGTCGGACTTCTTCGACGCCCTCGGCGAAGGCATGGCAGAACGCTATGCCGCAACCCTCGGCACCATCATCACCAGCAACTCGGCTGATGAGGACTACCGCTGGCTCGGCACCGCGCCGGGCATGAACGTGTGGGAAGGCGAAGCCCTGCTTCAAGAGCTTCCTAACTACGCGGCCATCTTGCGGAACAAGCCTTACCTGTCCGGCCTGACCGTTCAGAAAAAGGACATCGACCGCGACAAGACCGGCCAAATCCGCCGGCGAATCTCTGGCCTCGGCCAAAAGGCTGCACGCCATTGGGAAGAATTGATTACCGATCTGATCTCTGCGGGTGAAACCGCAGCGGGCGCCGATAGCGGCGACCTGAAGGATATCAGCGGTAAGGCGTATGACGGTCAGGCGTTTTTCGACACTGACCACAGCTATGTCGGCAGCAACTTCACCACGAACCAGTCCAATGACTTGTCGGGTGGCGTTTGGGACGTTGCAACCGCAACCGCACCGACTGCTGACGAGGCTGCTAAGTGCGTTCTCGATATGGTCGGGCAGTTCTACTCACTTAAAGACGATCAGGGCGACCCGATCAACGGCGGGCTGCGTAGCTTTACCATCATCGTCGGCACCGTTCCGCTGTACTCTGCGTTCGTTCAGGCCATTGGCTTGCAGAACCTGTCCAGCGGCGCGACCAACCCTGTCCGCGCTTTGGATGGCCAAGGCTTGACGATTCGCGTCGAGTTTGAACCTCGCCTGTCGGCCAAGACTACCAAGGTTTATGGCTTTGCAACTGGCGGCGACATCAACGCTTTCATCCTCCAAGATGAAGACCCGGTTACCGTGGAAGAAGAAGATCCAGGTATCCTGTACACTCACATCAACGTTGTTGCCAAGGCATCGCGTGCGGCTGGCTTCGGCCTGTGGCAGCGTGCAATGGTCGGCACGTTGAGCTAACCAATTAGAACGGAGATTGATAATGTCAGTTAAACAGTACGAAACGATCGTTAAGAAGATCAAGGAAGCCCCAGAAGATAAGCGGGCGGACTTGGTTAAGGAAAAGAACGCAATGCTGGCGGCACTTCGGGCTAAGACCCAAAAGCCATCAGACAAGCGTGCTTTGAAGTTCCATCTTGACGAAGCGAACAATCAGTAGCCTTTCTCCTCCTGCGCTCGGCACGTTAGCGCGTGCCGGGTGTTTTACATGAAGATATGTTGCTTTCACACAGGCGGGCCGTATGCGGTTGAGGCGGAGCGTTTACGCGCCTCGCTGCAACGGCTGGGCCTTGACTACCGGATAGACGAGTTACCGTCACGCGGTTCGTGGGACCGCAACATCCTTATCACGACGGAATATATCCGTGAAGTGCTGCGGGAGACGGACGGGCCGGTGTTGTACGTTGACGCCGATGCGGAGTTCCACAGCGTGCCGGAGTTTGAACGCGGCTATGACTTGCAGGTGCATTACTTGCGGGATAAAGAACTACTTAACGGCACGCTATGGCTGGCGAATAACGCGGTGACGCGGGACTTGGTAGACCAGTGGTGTAAAGAGGTACGGGTAGGCGAATGGGAGCAATTGACGCTGCAAAAGATACTTGAGCGGCGTACCGACGTTCGGGTTAAGAGGCTTGACCCAGCCTACTGTTTTATCTACGATACGAGCAGGACGGCGTACCCCGGCGTAGAGCCGATTATCGAGCATCATCAAGCCAGTAGGAGGCTGAAGCGTGAAGTGCCTAATGCCACTAAACCAGCGTAAGGTGATCGCGGAGGCGATTGAAGGGAAGCGGTATGTTGAGTGGGGGGTAGGCGGTACGACGGCGTGGCTAAGGGCTAACGCGACACCGCTGGCGGCGGTTTCAATCGAACACGATAGAAAATGGGCGACGCAATTTCAGAGTGGGCATCCGTGGTGCGTTAGAACCGAGCCATGCACTCCAGGCCAGAACGCAACAAAAGGCGAAGAGTTGGCCTCAGACGCACATGACTACATAGCGTGCGCCACGTACTCGGAAGCCGACGTATACTTAATTGACGGCGTAGTGCGTGCCGAGTGCTTGCGTGCGTTAGTTGCAACGGATAGGCCAATGACGGTGTTCATACACGACACACAGCGAGACTGGTACGACGACGCGATTGCGGAAGCGATCGACGCCGGATTCACGAGAACGGACTACCCCGAAGGCGACGACTATCCGGGGTGCTTGTTGACTAAGTTGGAGAAGCGGTGATGGAATATCCACGATGCAAAACGTGTAAGTGGTGGTCAAAGCAGGAATGGCCGGACGACGCGGGTAAGCGGGCTTGCCTTAACCAAAAGCTCGACACGCTAGACGGAAAAGACACGCTCTACGCCCCGTACTGCGACACGGAAGTATTGACCGGCCCCGACTTTGGCTGTGTTCACCACGAACAAAAATAGATGCTCCTAATCACCGGCCACCAACGCAGCGGAACCGGTTACATGGCGGCTTTGTGTCAGGCGATGGGCCTCGACGTAGGACACGAACGATACGGCAAGGACGGGATCAGCAGCTTCCAGTACGCGGTGCAAACCGACCGCGTACCGTTTCATAGCATCGACGGCAACAAGGGCCGCAACTGCTACAAGTTCGACGAGATCATTCACGTAGTGCGAAACCCCTTGCACGTCATAGCGTCAACCGCCTTTACGGACATGAACGGTGCGATTGAGTGGCAGGCACAATTTGTTCCGGTGACTGCGCCCAAGACGCACGAGGTACGCCGGGCTGTGCAGACGTGGCTTGGCTGGAACGAGTTAATTGAGCAGCAGACAGACATTCGGGTGCGTGTCGAGGACGCTGAAAACGAATTGCCAAAAATACTTGGCGAGCAGGTCATACAAGACCCGCCGCTACCTTGCGTCAATGCTAGGGACCACCCCGACTTGCAGTGGGCTAGGGTATCAATGGCTTGCGCCGGTGACGAGTTCCCAAGGCTGTGGAAAATGGCTGAGAGGTATGGATACACCGAATGAACGCCACGCTCCTTTGCCCCGGCCCATCGCTTGTAGCCTACCCCGGTTGCGATGGGTTCAAGGTTGGAGTAAATCGTGCGGTTTCGTTGCATGACTGCGATGTGTGGGCTGCGACAGATAGGCCGCTGATTGACAGCGTGCAACCAATAGGCACGCCGGTGTTGTTGACGATTGAAGCGACGCGAGAGAGCCTTGCACGACGCGGCAGACCGTGGCCGTACCTTGTCATCACCCACAAGGGTATCGGCGGCAAGGATAACGCTCGCACGCCGTGGATACGTTTTACGGCTACGGCGGGCTTGTTCTTTTTAGCTTGGATGGGTGCAAAACATGTAGACGTGTGGGGCTGCGACTGGAACGGCACGGAGGATTGGGATGGCAAGCAGGCCGGTGCAAACCGAGCCGAGCAGCGATGGAACGATGAGCGGGAGATATGGAACAAAGTAATCGAACAAACTGGGATCGAGGTAACGCGACATGGGCTTGATGGATGAAGCAATGCGGGCGGATGCGGAGTTTACCGCAGACACCGACCAGGCGAGCGAGTCGGTTAGCTATACCCGTGTCGGCGGCTCGCCATCGACGATCAGGGTTGTAATTAACCGTATGGACAGCGAACAAGACATCGCAGTGAACGGACACCCCGCCCGCGAGTTTGAGGTGTGGATACCGTACAGCAGCAGTTACGGTCTGACCAGTAAGCCACTGCCCGGCGACCTGATTGCGGTGAAAGACGACTTCGGTGACTCGACAACCGAAAGCAAGTCGTTTGACCGCGTACTTGAAACCGACGCCGGCGGATGGCTCTGTAGGTTTATCTGATGGCACTTGGTATAAGCCCGGCAAGCCGAAGCACTGCGGGCGGCATCGAAGTCGGCATTAAGGTTGATGAGCGAGAGCTTATGTCAATCCTGAACGAGCTATCGCACATGCCGGAAGAATTGAAAAAGGCCGAGTTCCAAGCGGTTAAGCGCACAACCAAGACCGGCAAGACACAGGTAAGCAAGCTGTACCGCTCCGAGATGGGTCCGGGCGTGCTGAATAAGAAGATGGTAGATGCGCGGATAACGCTCAAGTTCCCCAGCACGGCGAACATTGTCGGTCGGATCATCATTAACAACAGGGGCTACCCACTGCACGCCTATAGGGGCAGGCCGACAACGCCACCGCGACAGGCGGGCATCACAAGGGAACGGCGCAACGCACGCCCTACGGCTAAGTGGACGATTCACAAAAGCCAAGGTCAGGTTACGGGCCGCAACCACTTTGTACAAAGAGACAAGCGTGGCGAGGTCCACATTATGGTTCGCTCGCCCGAAGGGCGCGGCGGGCGCAATGCCAACGCCCCGCAGGACTATCGAATCAAGTACGGGCCGGGCCTTGTTCAGATCGCCCGGACTTTTAAGTTTGAAGACAAGATGGTGATAGACCTCGGCGACGTTCTTGAAAAGAACTTACGCAGCCAGGTTGACCGCTTCCTGAATAGGAAAAAGAAGTAATGCCCGAACCGATCGCATGGCAAATTGAATCCAACCTTAAAGCGGCGTTGGACAATATCGATGGGACCGGCGACTACTTCTATAACATCGCCCTTGATTACGTTGAATATGACCAGACGACGTTTAATGCGCTGGATGCTGAGATTGAATCGGTGTCGCTTGAGCGAAACGACGCCCGCACGCACCAAGGCAAAACCGACTGGGATCAGACATTTGACATCCGCATCGCCTTGCCAGTGGGTACTGGCATCACGGGCGAACACGACCAGCGGCTGCACCGGGCGTTTGCCGACGTTGCCCGTGCCGTGATGGCCGATCCGCGACGCGGCAACCTTGCCCACGAGACTGCCGTGCTTGGATACGAACCGTCCGAAAAGGGCAGCGCCCGCTTGTCTTGCACCGTAAGTGTTCAGGTGTCTTACCGCACCGACGAACTTGACCTGACTTCCAAATAACACGGAGGCAATATGCCACTGATTACACGACAAAAAGTTGTAGCCATCAAAGCCGAGGGCACGCCCGGCACCGCAGAAACCTTGTCGGCAACGCATGGCGTGATGAACTGCTACAACAGCACTTTCACGCCTGACTTGCCGGTGGTCGATAGGCCATCACAAGGCACTTATGACGCGCCTCTTAATTCGATCCAAAGCACGCGAGCGGGTAACATTGCGTTTGACTTTGATATTCTAGGCGGCGCTGCAGCGCCGTATTGGTTCACTCACGTACTTGTCCCGTGCGGGTTTAGCATTTCTTCGCTGACGGCCACTGCGGTCGGATCGTCAAACACCGCGTCGGCTACGGTGGCAATCTATCAAGACGGCATCCGCAAGCAGATCGCCGGTGCGATGGGCAATCTAACCATCCCGTTTACCGTTGGCGAGCCGCTGCAAGGCAATGTCGACATGCGGGGCAAGTATTCGGCGACCACGGACCAGACGCTACTGACGCCGACCTACTTGACCGCCGACCCGCCGCGAGTTGCATCGGCTACGATTGAGCTTGACGGATCGGCGCTGAACTTCCAAAGCGGAACGATCACGATTGAGAACAGCGTTACGCTACGGCCCGACGATACGGACCCGACAGGGTTTTTGGTCGCGGCTATTACGCAGCAGCGTGTGACCGTTGAGATTGACCCAGAAGCTACCACGGTAGCGACCCGCGATGATTATGGCGACCTGTTGAGCAACGCCGTTGGTGACTTTGTACTAACCGTTGGCACGACCGGCAACGAAATCACCATCACCATCCCCAACTGCCAAAAAATCGCCGTCACCGATGGTGACCGCGAAGGCATCATGACACACCCATTGACCTTGCTGCACACGGGCAGCACGGCGATGACCATTGTTTCAGGCTAATTACTAACAGGGAGGCAGACATGCCAAAGCTACTAGACCCGGACTGCACGTTTAACGCAATTCTGCAAGACGATAAAGAAAAGGCCGAGCCGCCGACTTTTGTGTTTAAGGCGTTGTCGGTTCGCCGGTTTAATGCGATTGTTGATGCTTATGAGGGTATTGACGATATCGAAAGCGAATCGGGCAAAATGAAGGTTATCGTCAACGCTCTAAAAGCTGGTCTGACCGACTGGCACAACATGGGCCGAGCGTTCAATGCTGATGACTTGGACGACATCTTAACCATCGGCGAAGCGGTCGAGTTGCTTGAGTACATGCTTGCCGGTCAACAGATCAGCGGCGACGACGCAAAAAACTAAGAATCGCCGCAGCTATGCGGTGGGGCAAACTTTCCCGCGAAGAACCGACCGAACTTGAGCCGGTCTGGATTGAGTGCCCCGCCTGCGCCAAGCGTGGCTGCGGCGATTGTAATGGCAAGGGCAAGTTCAAGTTAGACGGGCCGATCAAAGTACCGCAATGGTGCTGGTCGGTGCTAGGCGTGAGCGATCGATACCGCAAGGGCGTACCACCGATTGCGGGCGGCTCTTTGGATCAAACGAACTGGATCAACCAAGTGTGCGATTTTGTGGACGGTGAGCGGCAAGCCCACCTAAGCGAGTACGGCGCGATGGCGATGTTATATGGCTAAGAACACACGAAAACTAAGCATCGTCGTTTCTGTGCGTGACCAGACGCGCAAGACGCTAGGCGGCATCCGCGCAAACATTCAGCGTTTTAGCGAAGCGACAAGCAAGGCAATCAGCCGCGCGTTTAAGGTTGGGCTGGCGGTGGCTGGCGGGGCAATGGCTGTTTTTGTGGCTGCTATCAAACGTCAGTTTGCAGAGATAGACAGGCTTGCTAAAGATGCATTGAGGTTTGGGATACCTATTGAGCAAATCACCGGACTTGAGCTTGCCGCAAATCTTGCTGGCGTATCGCTCGACCAGATGATGACTATTATGCGAGACATGCAGCGACGTGTTAGCGAAGCGGCTCAGGACACGGGAGAGGCAAAAGACGCACTAACAGAACTTGGACTCAGTGCAGCAGACCTAAATAAAATGGGGCTTGTTGAACAGTTTGAAATTATCCGAAAAGCTCTAAAGGGACAAAAAAACGAGAACGACCGCAACCGGCTCGCCTTTCAACTTATGGGGCGATCCGGTGTGCAGGCCATGACGATGCTCAATTCGTCAATGATGGAAAATGTAAAGACGGCAGAGTTGCTTGGCATTCAATTAGATGACGACCTAATTGACAAAGTGCAAAATACAAACGATGAACTTACACGCACAAAAATGGCGTTTAAGGGCATTGTAAATGTTGTAGTTCGAGAACTTGCCGAACCACTTCAGAGCTTGTTTAAAACAATCACGAACGGTTTTGTCACTGTACAGACTTTTTTGAAAAACATCCCGCTGCTGATGGAACTAAACTTTACAACCCTTTCCCTGGGTGTAGTAAAAGCGGCAGAGTTTATACGCGTCAAACTAACAGAAGCATTTTTGACTCCAATAAATGCGGCAATCGAAGCAATCAACGAGATAGCCGGTTCTGGCTTTAAGACAAGAGAGGTGGCAAGCTCCGATTTAATAGACAGCATTATTGCAGACCTGACTTCTCAACTTGACAGGATACAAGAAGAGCTAGACAAGCGAAACGCAAATTTGCCTGGCGACTTGCCTAAGCCCGGCGATCCGGGTTTTACGCCTGCCGACGACGAACTAGGCGGACGCCAACGCCCCACCCCCGCAGGGATGCCCGGCTTAACCGGCGGACGTCTACTCACCGGCGCGGCTCAGTCGAGTGCCGAGCGGCTTGCAGCAATCCAGCAGGCGGCAGACGCGAAGCGTGCTAAGGAGGCGTCAGAAGCGAAGAGACAGAGGGACAAGCAAATCCAAGTAATGCAGGATTTGCTAAGAACGCTGACACCTAAACAGGCTGGGAGCCTCTTAATCTAATGGCGATTGTCTACACACAAAGCTGGGAAGCGAGCCGTAACGATACACTGGACTCCCGCGAGTTCGGCACGGTCATTACCGTTGTCGCCACTGCCGGCGAGGTACTCAACCCCGTCAACGTGACGACGGCCACGCACGCCACAACAGGCTTTCCGCTGCCGGTACTCAACAGCGTATCGCCGCTTGACTCTCGCTATTATGTTCGGTCGATATCGTTCCCAAGGTTTGACGGGCCTAGATACGCAACGATTGGCGTAACGTATGGGCTAGGCAAAGGCAGCGGCAAAGAGGAAGAAGAAGACCCGTTTAGCGTGCCGCTTCGCTACAGCGTCCGCAACGGCGTATCAAGCGAATCAACAGATGCCGATGTAAACGGTAAGGCTTTGCTGAATACCGCAGGTGATCCGTTTGCCGGAACAGTACAGACAAACATATCTGCGCTATTCATCGACGTGGTTCGCAACGAAGCCGCTTTTAATCTTCCGCAGGCCATTGCTTTTACCAATAAAACCAACGCCGACCAATTTAGCCTTGCTGGGTATCCAATCAATCCCGGCGAGGCTTATTGCGTTGGCATTCAACCTAGCGGGCAGTACTCGTTAAACGACACATTTATCGAGGTTGTGTACAGCTTTGAACTTCGGGAAAGGCTTACGCTTGCAAACGGCAACCGCGTGACCGCGTTTATTCACCGCTTGCTGGATCAGGGCAAGCGGGGGTGGGCAAACGCTCCCAGCGGCGGCGAGGGCGACTCGGTACGGCTTATGGACATTGCTGTTGATAACGGGGTTGGCGCCGATCCGTCGCCGGTGTCGTCTGATGTTTTGTTAAATGAAGGCAAGCCGCTTGAAGAGGACAGCTTTATCGGCATTGACGCAGAGTTTGAAGCATGGGCAGACCCGCCAGAAAATAAAGCACCTAACGCAACGCGAGACGTAAACGCCGATACGGGTGCGACATTCTTGCTGTATCAAAAGCACTTCACTGCTAACTTTGCGGGGCTTGGTCTTGCCTAATAACAACCCTGTATCTGACAAATGGGCTAACCGCATCATCGAGATGTACAAGTTCTACAAGGGCTTGCGAGGCGACAACCTTCGCAGGACCGGCGATAGTGCATACATTGGATCGAGCGGCAACAGCGCGACAGGCGTAAACACCGACTGGCGACCACGACAATACCGCGTCTTGTCTGAAGAAAATGACTACCTCGTTTGCGTGCCGTATAACTCGACGACGGGGACAGCAGGTGACAAGGAAATAAAGGTTGCGAAACCGCCCGACATGCGAGGCGGTGACGTGCTGCGTGGTGTGTACCCGAACTGGGTAGCCGAAGAGACGGTTATCTGGGCGGCTCCTTTTCGCATGAACGGCGCGACGGACTTGGACGACAACCCGATCACGTTGATGCAGATCAATGTGGACGGCCAAAGTGCGTCTTGGTTTATGGCTAAAGTCTCGTCTAGCAGTAGCAGCAGCGAAGAGCATAGTATCGTCGAGGTTGGCGAGGATCAGCAGGAGATTGGTGGCGGACGAACGGCCGATAACGCCAAGGCGGTGAACCGGCGACAAGGCGTTCCGGTTGGAACAATGGTGTTTGCTCTTGAGATTAAGCGGGCGGAGCAAGAGCCGGAATACTGGTTTACCATTCTTGACGGCCTAACCAACAACCCCGAACTTGCAACGCTCAAGACCGATGTTGGTGCGAACACGTTTGAATGGGAGGTTGACGACCAGGACGGCCACACGGGCGCGGTGTTTGACCCGGCTAGAGTTGCGTTGTCTGTACCCGCCATCTGGTTCTATTCGAGGCCGATCACGGTTGACGGCAGCGGCGACGTGATACTGGTTGGTGCGGAGGAAACCGGCGACGGCAATGGTAGCGAGGACTACTCGCGCGAGTTCTTTATCAGCGGCGACGGCGACGGCGCAAGTGCGTTGGACGGGCATATCTCGCTCAAGTCGGCCACGAGCGGGCGGGCCAATGGTAAAGACGTAAAGCTGAATCCGCCGCTTGAGACGGCCAAGACTGTACGGTTGACTAGCGTTGACAATACTGTGACGTTTAACGACGGCACTGCCGACTTCGACATCACGTTTGACGATTCGGGCCGGTTGAACCTTGCCGATGGCGTGACGACAATCAACATTGAAGCGGTTGGCGGTGGCGGCTCGGCGGACGGTCAGGGGTATGAAATTATCCGCCACAACAACACGGCGGTAGACGCTGAAACCGATGGCGGCGTTTTAGACTTTGAAGACACCAGCAACAGCGGAACAACGCTAGGTGTCACGTGGTCGCTGACAGGTGGGCAAGAAGCGGTTGCGGCGTCGGGCGATAATTTAAGGACGGAGATCACCGCCACGGTTGACGCAAGCGGGTTAACGCCTGGAGATATTGGAGCGCCGGGCCAAGTAGATGCGTTGGTTAGAATTGCCGATGGAGCGGCCAGTTCCACCATTACATTAAGTTCCGAGAACTTTAGCGGGCGGGCAATAGAGTTTAGAATCTATGTTCATGGCAGCGATTTTACTCAGGCACAATGGGACGCATACACGGCGTCGGCAGACTCAGCCAACTTTTCTTCGTTAAAGGTTGGCGTATCAGAGTCAACAGATGTATTGCTTTACGATCAAGGTGGATCAAGCCCAAACGTTTACATTGATGTTGACGACGGATACAAATTGAAGTTTGACACTCCAGCAGGGCCATCGACAGACGGAGAGTTTTTCTTTTTTCAAATATGGGTTCGTTACGGTGCTAGAAAAACAACGCCAGACTTTAGTATTCCCATAATCAATAATTAACTACCCCTGTTGCCCAAGCCGTGATACAATCCCCCCATGCCTAAGGTTAAAAAATGAACAAATACACAGTAACAACCGGGACAGCCCTGGCATTTGATTCAGACGCATGCTGGGCGCCGATCAACATCC